AAGCCAGGTGCTGAGCCTTTTATATTTGATTCATATAAGAACCTTGAGAAGTTAAGGGGCGTTCCTGCTGAGAAGCTTATAAAGATCCCAGATCCTGCGGATAAAGATAGTTGGAATAAAGTTTATGAGAGATTAGGTAAGCCAGAATCCCCAGATAAATATGATTATAAAGCTCCTGAAGGTGTAAATGTAGATGCTAATAAAGTAGATTGGTTCTCTAAACAAGCACATGCACTTGGATTAAATAAAACTCAACATAACGAGATACTTAATGCCTATCTTGCTTTCGAGAGCGAACAAAATAAATCCTTCTATGAGACTCAGCAACAAGAGTCTTTAGCTCAAATGGAGCAGCTTAAGAAGGAATGGGGTAACGCCTTTAGTGAAAGAGAGTTACTCGCTAAGCAAGGGCTAGCTTCTTATTTAGATGATTCAACTTCAGAAGAAGCCGTAAAACAAATGCAGCAAGTTCTTGGTGTTCCTGCAGTCCTAAGATTGTTTGCTAAGATTGGCGAGCAACAAGGCGAAGGAAGAATGCCAGTAACAAGTGGAGATAGACCGTTCGCGATGGGGCCTGCTCAGGCTCAAGAGAAGCTCTCTCAATTAAAAGCTCAAATATCTTCAGACAAGATGAGACTTGACCAATACGTCAAAGGCAAGGGCTTTGATTATGAAGAGGTGCAAAGATTAATAAGGATAGCAAACAATGCTTAAACAACAAACACGCATGGAATTGATAAACGTATTAGTGAGCTCCCGTAGAGAGTTGGATGCTAATACTATCATTTTCATGGCAAAGATATTCGAGAACTACATCTTTGAGGATGTAGCTCCTGAAGCAGACAAGGCGAAAGTCCCTGCTGACCTCCCGAAAGTTGGATCTTCAACAGGTAAGAAAAAGACCTGAAGAATGCAGCCCCTACTATAGGACAAGCTTAGTTCGTTAATGTTTTTTATTTAACAACTAATGAGGGTAATACCATGGCCTATGCAGACATAGATGCCTTAAGAATGCAGGGATACTCGACTAACCTCGAGCTTTTATCCCAGCAAATGCCTAGCCTTTTCCTTCCTTACTGCCGTCAAGAGACAGCCGCAAAAGGAACAAAGGCTTATAGAATGCTATCACAACTAGCACAAACTTCAGCTAGCCTTGTGACAACTCGTGCACAAGACGTAGATGATACAGTCCAATTATATGACGGACGTTGGGTTCATATGAAAGCCTATACAGTTGCTCATTATTTGGATGATATCAACCTAGTTCAGACCTCTATTAATCCAGAGAGTCAAATCATGAGAGGCTTTATAGCAGCTCTAAATCGTCAAGTTGATAATGATTTCTTAACTGCTTTCTTTGGAACAGCTAAAACTGATGAGACTGGTGGAACATCTACAAGCTTCACGGCCGCAAACCAAGTTTCTGTGAATGAAGGTGTTGGTACAGCTACAGGTATGAACGTTGCTAAGCTCCGCGCAGCTAGAAAAATTCTAGCTCAGAACTTTGTGAACTTAGACTACGAGCAAGCTTACGTTGCTGTAACACCTAAGCAGTACGATGATCTGTTAGCTTTAACACAAGTAACTTCTACAGACTTCAACAGTAGACCAGTTCTAGTGGACGGTAAGTTAAAAAGTTTCATGGGATTTAATATCATTGAGTGTAATTTACTTCCAACAGATGGTTCTTCTTACAGACGCTGCCCAGTTTGGGTTGCATCTGGAATGGGATGTGCGATGTGGGAGCCGATCTCTGGTGACATCAGAAGAGTTCCTAATAAGCAACGTAATCCGATGCTCCTTGAAGCTAACATGATGCTTGGTCTTACTCGTTTAGAGGAAGCCAAATGCGTCGAAATCAAATGTTCGGAGGCTTAATCATGGCAGTATTTTATGGTACTTTATTAACTAACCAAGTTGCGACTCCTTCAACAATTAATCAGTCTAAATATTCAGGTGCAGTGGTACGTCAGTGCGTTGATACCTGGGAATTTACTGATAACGCGAATAATGACTACACAGTTGTATTCAAAGTTCCAGTTGATGGCGTTCCAACAAGTTTAATCTTTGGATGTGATGCTTTAACTTCAGGTACAGCAAGCTTAGGTTTGTATTCACTAAATGCCGACGGCACATTCACAGCAGTTGACCTAGACTGCTTTGCTACTGCTATTGCGGTATCAAGTGCAGTTACTCCAGCAGAACAATTATTCGAAGCAGCAGCTACTAACATAGCTAACGTTCGTAAAACATTCTGGGAGTGGGGTGGGTTAACATCTCGTCCAGCTTACAACGATTTATATGTTGTTGTTACTAATGAAACTGGTACTGGCGCTGCTGGTACTGGCTATCTAAGACTACAATATACAGTATAGGGAACAAGCAGCATGGCATCTAAAACACAAATAGCAAATCGAGCTTTATCGAAGTTAGGTCAGCCACGTGTTAGTAACGTAGAAACACAGGACATTAAATCCGCAAGGGTTATAAATGGAATGTGGGACTATGTTCGAGATGCCATGCTGCAATCTTATCCATGGAATTTTGCGACTAAAAGAGCCGTTTTATCTCCAGACGTATCTACAGAGGTCTTCGGTGAGTGGGCTTATCAATATAGCGTGCCATCCGATTACTTAGCATTCCATTCAATATATTCCACGAACACTTGGGATCTAACTTACTCTGTAGAAAATAATAAGATAATGACTAACATAGGTGATTCGTTAAACCTAAAGTATATCGCGCAGATAACAAATACTGGTTCATTCACTCCTATGTTTAATGAGGCCTTAGCAACTAGACTTGCTTTCGAGGCATGTGAAGAGCTTGTAGGTAATGCTAGTAAAAAGAACTTACTATTCCAAGAATGGCAATTATTATTAAATGAAGCAATGGCTCAAGATGCTAAAGAAGTGCCTGTAAGGTATGGACAGCAATCTACTTGGGTTTTAGCGAGGTTGTAATATGGAAGTATCGCCAATACAGCAAGGATTTAATGCAGGTGAGTTCTCTCCTTTTATGAGAGGACAGGTTGATTTTGCTAAGCGTTCATTAGCTTTAGAAACATGTTCAAACTTAATACCTTTAAAACAAGGTCCACTTGTAAGGCGTGGTGGTACAAGATTTGTTAAAGAGGTAAAAGATTCCTCTAAACGTACAGCCTTTATTAATTTTAAATTCGATGTATCTACGGCCTATCAAATAGAAGTAGGCGACCAATACATGCGCTTCTATAGAAACAATGATGTTATAACTCTTACAGCACAAAACATTACAGGTATTACTAAAGCTAATCCTGCGGTAGTTACTTACTCTGGCTCTGATACTTACGCTAATGGTGATGAGATATTTATCTCTGACGTGGTTGGTATGACCCAAGTTAACAATAAATATTATAAGGTAGCCAACGTTAATACTGGTGCTAATACCTTTGAGCTTACTACAGTAGATGGCACTAACGTTAATAGTACATCTTATACAACATATTCATCTGGCGGCACTATAGAGGAAGTATATCAACTTAGTACTCCTTATACACAAGCCAATCTGTTTGATTCAAATGGAACGCTGCAACTTCACTTTATCCAGTCAGCAAACGTAGTTTACTTATTCTCGCCACTCTACGCCCCTCGTGCACTGGTTAGAACTTCAGATACTAGTTGGGTTCTAAATACCCTTATATTAGAAGATGGGCCATATTTAGATCAGAATCTAACCTCTACAACACTGGCACTTAGCGGTACTTCGGGATCAGTTACAGTCACAGCATCCGCAACTACAGGAATAAATAATAATACTGGCTTTCAGACCACAGATGTAGGCAGAATCATTAGGTGGAAAGAAAGTGGTGGTAACTGGACTTGGCTTACAATAACTGCTTGGACTTCGACTACAGTTGTTACAGCTACTATTTCAGGAGCTAGTCCTGGAGGAACTGCTGGAGTCACAGCTTGGCGACTAGGTGCATTCTCAGATACAACGGGATGGCCTAGAACTGGGGTATTTTTCCAAAATAGATTATGTATGGGTGGATGTACTAGTTTCCCCGATATAGTTACAATGAGTAAAACAGGTGGATATTCAGATACATTTATTCTAGGTGCACCCACTAATGCATCCGGGACGGTTGCCGATGACAATGGTATTACTTTGACTCTTCCTAGTACGGAAGTTAACCGTATTGAATGGATGTCGTCAAATGATACGGGACTTGTTGTCGGCACATCTGGACAGGAGTGGGCTATCAAAACCTCCGCTCAGAACGAGATTGTTACTCCTTCAAATAAAAAGGCCGATCCTATATCTTCAACAAGGTCGGCCTATATTCAGCCAGTACTTGCAGACTCAGGATTTATATTTGTACAGGCGGCACGTAGACGTGTGTTTGATATGATATATTCTTTTGATATCGATAAATTAAAACCACGTGATCTAACTGTACTTGCGAATCACATAACCGAGAGTGGTATTATTGCGCTTGCATATCAGCAAGAACCTATAAATACAGTGTGGGGTGTTACAACAGACGGTCTACTCATAGCCCTAACATATTATCCTGACCAGGATGTTTATGGTTGGTCTCGTCATCCTATTGGGGGGAGCTTTAGTACTGGATCAGCTGTGGTTGAGTCTATATCTGTTATTCCATCTAGTGACGGCTCAAGAGATGAGTTGTGGATGATTGTAAAGCGTACAATTAATGGTAGTACAAGACGTTACGTAGAATATATGACTAGGTTCTATGAAGATGATATTGCATTAGAAGATGCTTTCCATGTTGATTGCGGCCTTACTTACGATAGCACGGCAACTGGCACGGTAACAGGCTTACACCATTTAGAAGGACAAACATTAAAAGTTCTTGCTGATGGAAAGAATCTTCCTGATGTCACTGTATCTTCAGGTTCTATAACTTTAGCTGGTGGTCGGACTGCATCAGTAATTAATTTAGGTCTATTAGCGTCATGGTCATTAAAGACTATGGAGTTTAGTTCGGAGAGTCAACAAGGAACGTCTCAGGCGAAGATTAAAAGATGCGTTAGAATATATCTAAAACTTTTGAACAGTTTAGATTTTAACTACGGCGACGATCCTGAGAATCCGGATATAGATGATACTGAGGAAGTGGATAATAGTGATTATGGTTTACCAGTATCATATGATTCTCCACCTAGTTTAATCTCAGGAAATACGCTACCTTTACCATTTCCTGGTGGTTATAATCAGTCTGGTTATGTATATTTATCTGGATCTGGAGTATATCCGTTTTGTTTATTAGCGCTTATTGGGGGATGGGAGTTAGAGAGTAAATGAGAATAGTTAAATTTAAATCAGAACATTTAGATAACTTCCGGTATCAAGAAGCACAGGAATATTTAGCAGTGACGTGGAATGATGTTGTTAGAAATTATATTGAACAGCAGACAAATGCTTGGTCAGTAATTGTTAATGATATAGTTATATTCTGTGGAGGTTTTCTAAATATGGGTTATGGCAGAGCTCTTGTTTGGTCTCTAGTTTCTAGGCAGGCCACTAAATATATGTATTTTATAACTAAGAACACGTTATCTAAATTTAATCAATCAGGATTTAGGCGCCTAGAAATGGTTGTTGATGATAACTTCGCAGCAGGTCATCGTTGGGCAGTAATGTTAGGGTTTACCTTAGAGACGCCTAATGGTATGCCGTATTATTTCTTAGATAAGACAAGCTTTCTATATGGGAGAATTTTATAATGAATGGACAAGTCCAAGGTATATTAGGTTATCAGGCAGCAAGACAAGAGGGTGACGCACAGAAAGCGGCGGCATTCTATAATGCTC